CTACGCAAGTAGTAGCGCTGATGAACCAGTTTGAAGACAAAACCGCAGAAATCGAGCGCCGCGAAAGAATGCAAGCACAGTCCTCCAGGCTTGCTGAGTCATTCGGTCGTAAATCCACTCCCGAAGGCCCGGAAGAAGCACAGGCACAGCGTAAAGCACCTGCCCGCGCTATCAACCACACCGAGACTGGTAAAGGCGGCTTCCGTAACTTTGGCGACTTCGCGTCATCTGTTCGCGTGGCATCTGCTCGCGGCGGCAATATTGACCCGCGCCTGATTGCAAACGCTCCGAGCACCTACAGCTCCGAAGGTGTTGGCGAAGACGGCGGTTTTATGGTTCCGCCTGACTTCCGTCAGGAAATTATGAACAAGGTCATGGGCGTTGAGTCCCTGTTGTCTCGCACCGATCAAATGGTAACCGGCAGCAACTCTGTGACGTTCCCTGCGGACGAGACGACTCCTTGGGCATCCTCTGGCGGCATTCAAGCCTACTGGGGATCAGAAGGTGGTGCGATCACTCAATCAAAAGTTGAGTTGACCGAAAAGCAAATCCGCTTGAACAAACTGACCTGCCTTGTGCCGGTCACGGAAGAGCTGCAACAGGACGCTGGCACGCTGAGCGGATACCTGAACAAGAAAGTTCCGGAGAAGTTCGACTACAAAATCGCAGCCGCGATCATTGCCGGGTCCGGCGTTGGCCAACCGATGGGCATTATCAATGCGCCCTGCACGGTTTCAGCCGCGAAGGATACCACTAGTTCACCTGTTCAGGCCGCTGACACAGTGACCTACCGCAACATCGTTGATATGTGGAACCGCATGTATGCGCCTTGCCGCTCGCGTGCTGTTTGGCTGGTCAACCCCGATGTTGAAGGTCAACTGGACATGATGCGTTTCAGTGCCAACCGCAGCGACGAGCCGGTTCCGGTTTATCTGCCTGCTGGTGGCGCTTCTGCGACTCCCTACGCAACCCTGCGTGGCCGTCCGGTAATCCCACACGAAGCGTGTTCGGCTCTCGGTGACGTGGGCGACATCATCCTGGCGGATATGTCTCAGTACCTCACGCTGACCAAGACCGCTGGCATTCGTCAGGACGTGTCTATTCACTTGTTCTTTGACTACGACGTATCTGCCTACCGGTTCATTTTCCGAGTAGCTGGTATGCCGTGGTGGGGTTCTGCAATCACTCCCCCGAACAGCGTAAACACCCGCTCCTGCTTCATCACCTTGGCTGACCGCAGCTAATCAACCCACTAGCGCCGCCTTCGGGCGGCTTTTTGTTTGGAGATTCAAACATGAACAAGTTATTTTCTGAAGAGTGGGCAATTGTTGCGACGATTGACCCCGATCAATACTCTGGCAATGGCGGGGAAATCCTGTCAGACGCCATTGATATGTCCAAGTACGAGCAGCTAGCCGCCATTTGTATGACCGGCGACTCTCTGACTGCTGGACGGACTGTTGCGCTGGCTTTCCAAGCCTCTGCGACTTCTGGCGGCACCTACGCGACGATTTCCGGCAAGACCGACACTATGGGCAACGAATCGCCCCTGGCTCGTGACTCGCAGGTTGTCATCGAACTGCGTGGCGAGTCTGTAACGAGCAACAAGCGTTACGTCAAGCTGTCTGCAACGTTCGCCAGCACCTCATCCCCTCTGGGTACTCCTGACTTCGCGGTTGTTGTATTGGGCCGCGCTCGCCAGATGCCTGCTGATGGCAACGACCTGTCAACGACTTCAATCGTTAACTAATCGTTAGTCGAGACTGACCCGCCCTCGAAAGGGGGCGGTGTTTTTGAGGGAAGGACATGATCGAATTTACCCAAGATCACAGAGTGAAACCCTACGGACCCGACTACAAGAAGGGCGAAAGGTTCACCGGCAAGCCTGCGTCAGAGAATCACTTTCTCCGCAAAGGCGTTGCGAAAGTGGTTGAGGCACCGATAGTGGAGCCTGAACCAGAAAAAAAGCCGGTAGAGAAAGTGCTGGCCGAGATTCAAGCGGAGCAGGAATCCGAAAACGCAGAGATGGCGGCACTTTTATCTGCATCGCCACCGGCCCAAGCCTCACAGCAAGAGACTGTGAAAAAGCGCGGCAGGCTCAAGCTAAAGTCATAGTAGTAAACGACGCTTATCGGCTCTGCCCTGACGCCGATTATCTCTATGCCTGTGATCAGGCGTGGTGGAAAGTCCACCTAGAGGCCGTTAAATCGACGTTTAAGGGCGAGTTAGTGACACAGCACCACGCGGCCGGAGAATTGGAGTACGCGCAGGAGAACGGCATTACGGCGGTTCCAGGCCAAGACAGGCCAGGACTAGGGCTAGACCTCCTGCACTTCAACAGCAATTCCGGCGCACAGGCTATAAACCTTGCGTACCTTTATGGCGCAAAGACGATAATTTTACTCGGCTACGACATGCAGCACACGAACGGTCAAAAGCATTTTTTTGGCGACCACACAGGCCCGCTGCATAACGGCAACCACGCCAACTACGTTAAATGCTTCGACAAACTGGCCAACGATTTAGCCAGCGAAGGCGTCGAGGTTATCAACTGCACAAGGGTAACGGCATTGACGCAATTCAAGCGCATGGATTTGGACGCTCTATGAATACCGATATTGTCAGCGACCCCGAAAAGTACGCCAGAGGGTGGACGGGCGGGCTTCCCGAGACAGTGTGCGGGCATGGCTCGCTATTGTCTGTGACGACAGAGCAAAGGCAGTGGATTCCGGCTGTATTACGAAAGCACGGCATTAAATCCGTCGCTGATATTGGCGCCGGTGATCTCAATTGGATTCAACACACTGATTTATCGGGCATAGACTATAAACCCTACGACTTAATACCACGCCACGCCGATATTACGCGCTTCGACATACTGAAAGACCCTATTCCCGAGGTCGATTGCATCATGTTGTTATGGGTGCTGAATCACTTCCCCTACGACGCTTGCAAACTGGCGTTGGACAGGATTCTTTCAAGCGGAACCAAGTACCTGCTAATGACAGACCGCCCGAAGTGGCACGCAGAGCAACCGCCGTCTATCCAGATGCAGGCGCTAGACGCACTGCTTTTGAATGAGAAGGGCGACAGGATAAAGTTGATACGCCTGTGAGGGCGATTGTCCTCGGGACAGGCCCAAGCGTAACGCCTGAAGTCATTAAGCAGTTACGGCAAACAAAGCTCCCGATATTCGGGTGTAACAACGCCTACCAGATAGCACCGCTCACAGCGTTACTCAGTTGCAACATCGAATGGTGGAATTACTACTGGCCGCGAGACATTAGCCTGCGGCACGGCTCATTTGATAAGTGGACATGGGATAAACCCACTGCCGACAAGTACGGGCTTGCGCATATCAGGGGCGAGTGGGGCGACAACCTTTCGACTAACCCAGAAGTGATTCACTACGGACACAGCTCAGGCTATCAACTGCTGAACCTCGCGTACCACTACGGCGTGCGGGAGGCGGTGTTGATTGGGTATGACCTCCGCTATCCCGCGGGATACAACGGCAAGACGCAAACCGCAGGCGGCGACCGGCATTACTTCGGTGAGTATCCCCCTGAGCTCCAGCACTGGACAAAATTCGGAATAGGTAACGGCGGCGAGCTAAACGGCTTGCTGGATTGCTACCGGACTATCGACACAAAAGCGCTAGGGATGCGGATTATCAATTGCAGCCCCGGCAGCGCACTGGATTTCTTTGAAATGGGGAGACTTGAAGAATGGATATAGAAGGCAAGGCATTTAAGCTGGAGCCGGGTGGAACGTACATTATTGAAAGCGACACAGGGCTTTCTGACTCTCAATTGGAGTCATTGGCTGCGCAGTCAAAAGCTTTACACAAAAAGACTGGCATCACCTTTATCTACCTTTCTCCGGGTCTAAGAGTCGTGCGCGAACATGGTCCGGTCGCCGTCAAGGGAGCAAGCGGGGAGGTGTGGATATGATTAACCCCGTACCTGAATACTGCCATCACTTCCTGTATCCGCTAGTGGGTAACAGGATGCTGGAACTTGGCAACAAGAAATCCAATATCAACGGGAAATTCCATACCTACAAGGATTACTTTGTATCCGAAGGTTTCGAGCACGTCTCTGTCGATATAAACGGGCTGGATGGGGCTTTGCCTTTAGACCTCCGCAACCCGATAGACCTCGGCAAGTTCGATATGGTGACGAACTACGGCACCACAGAACACGTTGAAGGCAATCAGGCGCAAGTGTGGGAGAACATCCACAAAGCGGTTGACGTTGACGGCGTTCTGATTTGTATGTGTCCGGCTCCTGGTGATTGGTGGTGGCACGGAATCTACTACCCGACAAAAGAGTTTTACACCCAATTCGCAGAGCGCAACGGGTACGAAATCGAGCACATGGAAATTGGCCGCGAGCATCCTAACCGCAATATTGATGTTCGCATGATGAAGATTGATGACCTGCCGTTTCAAATGCCTGACGCGAGCACGATGTACCGAAACGAGCTGCGGAATAGGTAATGCTCACAGTATGGTGCGTCTGCGTTGGCACTAAGTATGCCGACGAAGATGTGCATATCTTAAAAGATATGGTTCGCAGGAACCTCGTCTCTGTACACCGCTTTCGTTGTTTGAGTGACCGAGAAATACCCGGCATTGACTGCCTGATACCTGCCGAGAGCTGGCCGGGATGGTGGGCTAAGTTGCTCCTGTTCCGGTATTCCACCGGATACAACCTGTATTTCGATTTAGACGTTGTGATTGTTGACGATGTGGACTGCCTTGTTAGCGACAGGCTTTCAATGCCGGCGAATTGGGCACAGTCAGGTCATGGCGGATGCCAATCATCTGTTATGTCATGGGGCGAGAGCTACGCATTGCTTCCGGATATGTTCAACGTGAGCGAGCTTGCAGAACCCGAGGGCGGGAACTGCGGGCGGTATCACGGACTGTGGGGCGATCAGGAGTTTATCACCGAACACCTCGGTAATCCTGGCGAGGGAACGGTTCACCCCATGCAGGGGATAGTGAGTTACAAGTACCACTGCCGACAGTCATTACCAAGTTCCGCAAAAGTAGTTTGCTTTCACGGCGAGCCAAAGCCAAATCAAGTCAGTGATTCATGGGTTAAGCAGGTGAGGGAATATGGCCATTAAAATCGTTCTGCCAGAAGGCGAAGGAATTAAGTCTACCCACGGAACAAAGGTCTATACGCAGTCAGGGGAAGAAATCAAACACATCGAGCGCATACAGATTGACTGGTGCGCAAACGAGGTTGCGACAGCGACTATTACCGTCTGCGTCGGTGAACTAATCAATTTCACCGGCATAGAAGAAACGATTGTTAAACGCGTGCGGTGGCCGTGGTGGAGGCGCAAGCTTTGGGCGCTCGGACTTATTCGGTAGCTGTCCACACAAACACCGCGCTAGCCCATCAGGTACGCAACTCGCTCGCACTGGTTGCTGGATTCAGGGCAAACGGCATAGCGGCGGTGATGACTGATGCGAATGCCGAGGCAGACATTCACGTTGTGCAAGGCCCGCATTACTGCCTTGAGAAATGGCGCTACGCAAATACTTTGTACATAGACAGAGCTTATTGGGGCGACCCCGACAGCCTGTCGATACATTGGTTGTTGAATGGCGAGAAGCTTTTTACGGCTTGCGACATTCCACGCGCTACACCCGAGTTACAGCCGTACCGCTACTCCGAAAAATCCATTTTCCTCTGCGACTACAACCGTCAGCCGAAAGGCGTGCATGACGCGGTGAGGTATCACCCTGCTAACGGGCAAGTCGGGAAGCTAGCCGACGACCTGGAGGGCTTTGGGGTGGCCGCAGGACGCCGTACAACCGCGCTGGTTGACGCTGCAATCATGGGGCTAAAGGTAGTCACCTTCGACCCGCATTCTCCCGTATGGCCAATCTCTGGCCGCAGGGAAGGGCGAGAGAAATGGATAAACAACTTGGCATGGCACAACTGGTCACTAGATGAGATTTCACGAGGCGAGGCATGGCAGCACTTAGCGTAATCACCGCGCCTGTAGAGTATCCCGTTTCACTTGAAGAAGCGAAAGGCCAGTGCCGGATTACAAGCACGGCGCACGACATATTGATTGACCGACTGGTGGCTGCGGCAACGTCTTTGGTTCAGACCATGACAGGGACTTTGCTGTGCCAGCAAACCGTCAGGCTGGATCTCGACGGCTTCCCCTGCGGCGATATTGACTTGAGTCTCTATCCTGTCCAGTCGATTACCTCTATCAAGTACGACGACACCAGCGACGACGAACAAACACTGGTCGCTAACACCGATTATTGGGTTTCACTCGCGGGGATGTATCCCAAGGTAACGCCGGTAACGGTCTGGCCCTATGCGATGCTCGGGAAGCCCGCGTCAGTGCGTATCACAATGGTTGTCGGGTACTCGGACGTGAACAACATTCCCGAAGATTTGCGCCACGCCATTCTGGTGAAGGTCAAAGAGCTGTACGACCACTCCGGCGAGACGATTCTAGGGATTAACACAAACCCATCGGCTAACACTGTACCGGCACTGGTCGCCCTGCATAGGCGTCTCTCTATATGACGCTTAACGAGTGCGTCAGTCTCTACAGCAAGACGCAGACAAGGGCGGCAAACGGCGGGCTAACGACGACCAGAACCCTGATAGCGAACGAGTACGCGAAAGTCCGTCCCATGTCAGGGGATGAGCGCAGCCGGTCAGACCAAACCGAGGCGTATGCGGATTACCGTTTCTACATTCACCAGAGAAGCGACCTGTCTGCGGCTAATGTCATTGTCTGGAACAGCGTTGACTACAACATCAAGTTCATTGCCGACAACGGACCCGCTGAGTCGTATATGTACATCGACGCCGAGCGCGGGGGTGCGATGTGAGCTTCTCGCGCGCGCAACAGAATAAAGCGCGTGGCTATGCGGGGATTTCCAAGCTGCGGAAAACGCTACAACGGCTGGAGCCTGAGGCGGTAGCTGGTGTGAAAGAGGCTTTCCAGCAGGGCGCTGAAACCATTCACTACGATGTATTGCAGAACGGCATGGCGCACAAGCTAACCGGCGACATGCTTTCATCGGTAGCTGTGAAGTACGGCAGGGATGGATTGACGGCGGTCATAGGCCCTGGCGCTGATGTGGTGACGGTCAACAAGTCTCCATTTAACACCACGCTCTATGTAAGCCAGAAGCGAAAGTGGCACGCATGGCAGTTTTTCAAAGCGTACTGGATTGAGTTCGGTACGAAGGGCGCGCCGGACAGGAATATTCCTCCGCAACCGGCTCAACCGTTTGTCGGCCCTGCCTTCGATGCAAACAAAGGCGCTATCAGCAAAAACGTGCAATCCAAGATACACGCGGTAATAGCGAAATTGGCGAGCGGCCCCGATGAGTGACCCGGTAAGCGCATTACACACCGCGCTGATAGCGGCGCTGGATACAGCATGTAGTTGTGATGTGTGGGACGGCGTTCCTCAAAACGCGGCCTATCCCTATGTTGTTGTCGATTTCGGGCAGTCCAGCAATGAAGACTTTCTAAGCTCGCGCATGGACAGGAGATTCGTCTACCTCTCGATATGGTCGCGCTTTCCCGGCCAAGCCGAGGTCATGGGGATCATCAACGAGATTCAAGCATTAAACGAACAGCCGCTCACGCTCTCATCCGGAAAGGTTGCAAGCCTTCGGGTAGAGCGCACGCGCACGAATCGTGAGCCTGACAACCTCACGTTTATGGGGCAAGTAACGCTCCGAATTATCACGACCCATTAAACAACCTTTTTCAAATTAACACCCCTTTAATGGGGAGGAGATATCTATGCCAGCTATTCAGACAGGCGCAAATGCTAAGTTTTACATTGCGACCACAAAAGGAACCGTTCCAGCAAACAAGGCGGCGTATGACGCGCTGACTTGGGTTGAGTGCGAGCAGACAAACGCACTCGGCGCGCTTGGTGACACCACCGCAGAAGTTACCTTCGTCGGCCTTGGTGATGCCCGCGTGCAAAAGCTGAAAGGCTCAAGCAACGCCGGAAACCTTGACTTAACGATGGCGTTTAACAACCTCGGCGGCATTGACGGCTCCCCGACTTCCGGGCAGTACCTGTTGCTTGTTGCGTCCAACGACACATCGAACGACAACTACCGATTCAAGCGCGTTCTCGGTGACCGCACGACTAACTCCCCTCTGGGCGTTGGCACGACCGAGTATTGCTCTGGCCAAGTTGGTAGCTGGGTAATCACGGTCGATGGCGCTGACAACATCGTCATGCTGACCAGTCAGGTTCGCGTCAACTCAGCAATCATCCGTTCAACTTCAACCTAATAAGGGGGCCTAGTGCCCCTTTTACTTTTCACTAATGAGATAACTCTATGAGTAAGGTCGATTTCGGCTGTGTGGAAGTTGAGCTAAACGGCGAAACACTGACAATGAAGCCGACGCTGCGAGCATACGAAAAGATAGATCGTAAGTTTGGCGCGCTGAATGCCGCTATCCAGCCGTTGGGTAGTTTCAATATGGAGGCTATCACTTTCGTGATTGCTGCCGGTCTTGGAATTGGCCAAAAAGAAACGGATGACTTGAAGTCGAAAATATTTGAGCGCGGCGTTTCCAATGTGGCAACAGCCGCAATCAAGTACATCACTTTGCTGATGAACCCCACCGGCAAGAGTGACGAAGAATTAGAAGCCATGAAGGACGACGACGCGGGAAAGGATTAGCCCCCGTCAGTTTTGCTGACATGGTTTTCAAGTTCGGGACGGGGTGGCTCGGCTGGTCGCCTGAACAAACACTCGATACACCCATGCCGCAACTGTTCCTCGCCCTAGAGGGAAAGATTGACTTCCTCAAGAAAACCAATCCATTCGGCGGCGGCGGTGGCGGGGGAGAGAAGAAAGAAGCAGACCCTGCTGTCATTGCGAAGCATCAGGCGGCGCTCGACGTTTTGAACTCAAAGGCAAAGATTAAACTAGGGACGATAAAACGTGAGTGATTCTGTAGAACGCCTGCTGATTCGCATTGATGCGACTTCTGAGCAGCTTCGACGCGAGCTAAAAATTGCCGAGAAGTCTGTCGAGTCATCCAACAATGCGATGATCAAGGCGCAGCAGGACATGGCGGCGAAGATGAACGCCGCACTTAAAAACACGCCTTTTTTCAATGAAGAAGCAACGGCCCGATTAGCAAACGCACAGGGCGACTTTGCCAAGCGCCTGAAAGCCGGTCTTAATGAATCTGTCCAAGCTGCACACGCGGCTGGCCTAAAAATGAACGAGCAGTTCAATTTAGGGACGCAGTGGAGTAAGGACATTGAAAAGGCTAACTCCGGCTATACGAAGTTTTTTACCGGAGTAAAATCTGGCTTTACCACAGCTAACCAGTACGTTGTAGATCACAACAACGAAATCAAACTATTGGGCGCTGCCGCGTTTGGCGGTCTAGCCCTCGCCGTCAAAGGCATCATTTCCTATTCCGACAGCTACAAGAACCTGCAAGGGCAATTGAAGCTTGTTACCTCAAGCCAAGACGAATTAAACCGCGTCTACGCTGCAACCAAAGACCTCGCCAAAGAAACAGGCGCTAGCCTGGAATCTACCGTCAACCTCTACGCCCGCATTTCGCGCGCAACAGAGCAACTCGGGCTGTCTGAAAAAGAACGCCTGAGAATCACCGAATCCATCAACAAAGCCATGATTGTAAGTGGCGCGTCCGCCCAAGAGGCTGAGGCCGCTATTCGCCAGTTGTCACAAGGCATGGCTTCCGGCGTTTTGCGTGGCGAAGAATTAAACTCTGTGATGGAGAACTCGCCGCGTCTAGCTAAAGCGCTGGCTGATGGCTTAGGCGTTCCCATTGGTGAGCTTCGCAAGATGGGGGCAGAGGGCGAGCTGACCTCTGAGAAAGTCACAGGCGCATTGCTGCAAATGGGCAATGCGATAGATTCCGAATTTGAAAAAATGCCCATGACGGTTGCTCGGGCGATGAATTCGATTCAGGTATCTATTTCTGACGCAGTTGGTAAAGCCGACCTATCCCCGATGGTGGACAGCCTCCACGAGCTTGACGAGGCGCTAAACAACCCCGAAGTACTCTCCGGCATTACCCAGATCGCAACCGGCTTGGTAACGCTTGCGGTCGAGTCTGCTAAAGCCGTTGCCGCACTTGGCTCATTGACCAAGTGGGCGGCAGAACAAGCAGCGTCATCATTCGGCCCTGCCGCTGATGATATGGCGAGGATGGCCGATAAAATACAAGTCCTGACTGAGCAAATGAAGCTCTACAAGGAGGCCGGGGCAGAGAATGATGTTCAGGCGAGGAAAACAGCCGAAGAACTCAAAAAGCTGCAAGCCGTCTATGACCTTAACCTTGAGCTAATAAATGGTAACGTAAAAGCCACTAAGGAGCAGGTAAAGACTACCGAGCAACTTGCGCCAATTATCGTCACCGCCACAAAACGGACTACGGAACAAGGCAAGGCGCTTTCCAATGTCGTCAAGTTTCAATCTGCCGCATCGAAAGAGCAGGAGCGCGCAAAAGTAGCGCTAGAGAAAACCAATAAGGAAATCGAGGACTACCTAGACAGTCTTGACGATGAAATCAAGATGGTTGGAATGTCCAAACGAGAGCAAGAAATATTCAACGCTATTCGGCTGAAAGGCGCTAACGCAACTGACGCGCAGAAAGAAGCGATTCGGGAAAAGGTCGGCGCGCTGTACGATGAAAAAGAAGCTATAAAAGCTACCGAGCAGGCGCAGCGGGAGAAAACCAAAGCCGAAGAAGAAGCCGCGCGGGCGTCAGAAGAAGCTGCACAGAAAACGGCGCAGGCGTGGGATGAAAGCCGACAGGTATTGTCTGACTTCTTCTTTGAGTTTGCCAAAGACGGCGAGAACGCTTTTGACACGCTAGTCGAGGGCTTTAAGGCAATGCTGGTCAAGATGATTGCCGAGGCTGCGGCGAATCAAATCATCTTGGGCGTGCAGTCTGTATTCCCAGGATTGGGCGGACTTGTCGGCGGCTTAACAGGCGCTGGCGGGACAGGCGCAACTGGCGGCGGGCTATCCGGCTTAATGTCGGGCGGCATGAGTCAATTTGGTTCTGGACTGTACGAGTCTGCCGGTAATCTCCTAAGCAATGCAGGATTTGAGGGACTAGGCGACTCGTTCTATAACAAGAGCCTGAACACCACCGGCTGGACAATGGCTGGCGATGTGGCCGGAGGTCTTGCGGGTGGATACCTCGGCAATAAAGTATTTGGCGAGACTTCTGGCATAGGCGCAACCCTCGGTGGGTTCGCTGGCTCCGCGCTAATACCGATTCCCGGCGTTGGCGCTGCGGTAGGCTCGTTCCTCGGATCTGGCCTTGAATCCCTGTTCGGAGGCAAGAACAACGGCAACAACACCGGATACGCGAATTTCGATCTTGGATCTGGTGATATTACATCTGGCGGCGTTGGTAAATCCTACGACCCCGCCAACGTATCGGGTGCCGAGAGCCTAGCCAATCAGTTAAAGGCAATGGCCGAGAAGGTCGGCGGCTCTACCTTCAAAGGTAGGGTAGAAGTCTCCAGCAATGGGGGTATCAAGTTTGATAACAAGAGCTATGGCAAGGACGTTACCAAGTTCCTTGAGGATGCTTTTGTAAAAATCTCCGCTGCGGCTGTGGGACTTGATGAAAACCTGAAAGACGTTATCTCCAGTTTCGACGGTACGTCAGAAGAAGCGGTCGCGTTTGCCGATGCAATGGTATCGCTTAACTCCATGCTGGATAGCAACCCTGTCCAAGTGGCGATGGAGGACTTTGCATCCTCTCAAGAACGCGCAGGCAATACCCTTGCTTCTGTCTACTCCGGTCAACTGGATTCCATCGCCAAGCTGATAGGCGGTTATGACGGGTCTGCGGCTTCAACTATTGCATTGAACGCGGCGATGGTGGAGAACAAAAACACCGCGTACCAATTAGCCGTAGCGATCAAATCGGTGAGCGAGCAAATCGGCGTGATGTTCGCACAGTCTGCCCAACAGATTCGCGAATCGGTACTAACCGAAGAGCAGAAAATATTCCTCTCACGGCTTAAACGAGAGCAGTTACGCAGCAGCCTAGATGACCTTTTCGACCCCAAAGAAATCGAAGCCACCGCGAAAGAGATTGACCGGCTTAATACGTTAATCTTCAACTCGCTGAGCCAAGAGCAGCAGAAGGTACAAGCGGAATCCTTCGCCCAATACGCGGAGCAAACCAACCGCATTGCACAAACGCAGTTGACCTCGGTACTGGAAAGCGCCCGCCTGTCTCAAGAAGCGCTGAATACTCAGATGGCCAATATCTTGCAATCGGCAGGGACGGATATGCGGGCATCGGCTGACACGTTCTTCAAGGCGGCTCTAATAATCGCGCAGGCGGCTGATAGGTTCCAGGCACCGGCACAATTGGGTGAGGTTGCGTAATGGCTACGACTTTTCCATTAAGCACCTATCCCCTGAGCGCGACGACCGGCATGGAGGATGATTACGCGGTTGAGCGAGACATCATGGACGATGGGGAGATGGCTGTGCGCGTCATGGGCGCGAGTACATACCGTGAGTTCAAGTGCGTATTCCAGCCCATGAGCCTGCAAACCTCAAAGACGTTTACGGACTACCTGAGAACCAACCGAGCCACAGAGTTCGACATTGTGACCGCGTGGAGCAGCCCGCAGACAACCTACCGTGGTTACATCTGGTCAAATACTCAAGTGGACGCCTCCGAGGGTAACTTGGTTATCCCATCTTTCACCTTTCGCGGCAAGAAAGTGTAATGCCGATCAGCCTTACTACAACGCAGTTGTCGAATATCGCAGCCGCTGCCACCCGTCCTATTTACCTTGTGCAACTGAATCACTCGGGAACCCTTGAGTATTTATCGTGTTCAGGTGCCGTGACGTATGACGGGCAAGCGTACACCGCAGGCGGCGCTAGGCTCAAAGGTATTAGGGGTGCGAGGTCTGCCACTATCGAGATCAAGCAAACCTCCACGCGCATTGGGGAAATTCAAACAAGCGCATGGCGGGGCGGGGTTTGTAAAATCTACTACATACCCGCACTTCCCACAGATACCCCGACCTACACCACCGCAGACGCAATCCTCGTGTTTGATGGGTTGATTGATATTTCAAGCGCGCAGGGTGAGTCACTGACGATTCAGGCGAAGAACAAATATTTAACTGGCGTAATGGCTCCAGTCCTGACTGTTAACCAAATCTGCAACCACATACCCCCACCGGGAACGGTTACTACATGGGAGGGCGAGAAAGTCACTACACAGCCCGCAACTACTGCTATTGAACCGCCCGCGCTGACGGTTTCACCATCCAGACCCCCATTGACCCGCTCGCAAGGCGGCATCCTCTACCTGACGACTGGCTAATGTCTGCTATCAACCAATACCGCCGTGCTACTGCATGGGAAATCAACTCGTTCCCGAAAAGGTCGCGAGGGATAACCAATATCTCGGGAGACGGCGCGACAGTCCCGATTATTTACGGGCGCGACTCCGTAGCTGGTTACAAGTTTGCCGAGCAGGAATATGGCGGGTATTTGTACATCGGGATTCTGTGGGGGCTTGGGCCTATCTACTCGGTGAAGCTTGTTGAGATGAACGACGCGCCAATGCCCTCGGGGGTACAGGTTCGGCACTACCTCGGGAATGTTAGCCAAGGGGTTGATAGCTGGCTTGCTGCGGCGATTCCAGGCTATGACGATGATTTGGTATTTGTGCTGCCGGGAGGTAGCGCCCCCGCCGCCTATTCTGTCTTCAAGATCGCATCCGGCGCGCTCGATGGCGTCCCCCGCATTCGGGCTATCATCCAAGGCAAGCTGGTTAACGACCCTGACGCTGCGGCAAACTCTGACCCCAACTACAACAACTGCGGCATCATTGTTGACTTTGAAAACGGCGGGCTGGATACCTCCCAATACGCGCACACAATCTCTCTGGTTAACGGCGCTACCGTCAACTCGGGCGGTCTACAGCTAGACGGGACGAACGATTACGCGTCTTTCAAGTCGCACCCGTCCCTAGATGTTACCAATGAGGAATTCTGTATAGAGCTTGTCGTCACCGCAGACGATGCGCTCAATAGCCCGAAACCTTTACAAACCATCCTCACTAATACGCCCGTTTCATCACCGAGCCGTAATTCCATCCGGCTGGATTTGTCCGGTACCGATTTACTGCTGTACCTCAGCACTAACGGCACGTCATGGGACTTGGCCAATGGCGTAGATGTTGGGAATGTCACGACGAGTAAGTTTTACTTCACCCTTGAGCGTGTCGGTAATGAGCTGATCACCTTCGTTAACGGGGTGGAGACATGGCGACTCGCGGCAGTTACCGGCTCGCCTGAAACCGCATCTTCGATTTACTCCCACACAACAAGCCCGTCTACCATTACATGGTATTTGGGGCAGTTTAACGGGGGTCAATACTTTGATGGAAAGATCCACTCCCTGCGGATTATGGTCGGGGATTATAGGTATGGCTCCAACCACACAGCAACCGCTACACCTTTTGCAGATTCCGGCTCCTACGGGGCGAGAGACGTTTACTCTACGAATCCGGCGCTGTGTTGGGCTGACATGGCCTCTAGTGATTTGTACGGCTTGGGAGCCACGGTAAGCGGCTTGTCCGAGGCGGCAACATGGTGTGACAGCCTTCTCGATAACGGCGAGTCACGTTGTAAGCTGAGCTACACCATTACAAGTGCAAGACGGGTAGAAGATTGGCTAGACCTCCTGGCGACCTACGCCGACTGCGTGTGGCTTCCCGAAGGCGCTAACCTGCGGATTCAGCCGGATGACAGGCAATCCTCGGACGACCCCTCTGGCCTAGACGTTGTGCGCAATGGTGTGTTTAACGCGCAGGGTTCGCCGCAGGAGTGGGTTTTAGGGACAGGGTGGACTGTCGGGTCAGGTGTTCTCTCCCGCGCTCTTACGTCACCACAGGCAATCGCCAACGTCACTCAGACCATGACCACAGAGGCGGGCATTGTTTACGCGCTGTCGATAACCCTATCCTCGCGCACTTCTGGCTCAGTGAGTGTCGAAGTCGGCGGCGTGTCAGCCATAGCCGCGCAGACGGTTGCGGGCACTTATACCGCATTCGTGACGCCTACCGGAACCTCTACCCAACTTAAAATCATTGGCAGCGCTGGCTGCATCCTGTCCGTGGATAACGTCAGCTTCAAGCGGCAGGCGTATAAAGAGGAGAAATGGGTAAAAAGCAGCCTGTCTATCTCCGGTCCTAGTGAGCGGGACACCCCGACAAGCGTCATTACCAAGTACACCGCCGCATCATCTACTACAGCCAATTGGAATGAAGCCTCAGTCGTCAGGACGCTACCCGCTGCCTCGGCCGGCACGATTCCGTTTATCCAAACCACTTTGGATATGCCGGGACTTCACGACGAGGACAAAGCCGGATACCAAGCGGTCAAAAAGCTGCAACGGATGTACCGCCGCCTTGATGTGTCCTACATCACAACCGACCACGCTGTTATGCACAGGGTTGGGGATACTATCGAGCTAGTCAATGCCTTCCGCGGGGCCTCAGCTACCATATGGGTTGATGATGTAGAGACGATAGGCTATGGGCGTTACAGGGTTACAGGCGTGCTGTATTCCCTCCTGCACTTCCCTGATAGCGATCAGTTGGACTTCTTCCAGAGCGACTCCTATCTTATCAAGCTCGTGGAGACGGTAGAGTCAGGCAGCAATGGGGGTGTGTGGATTCTGGACGAGGTAGGTAGTTCAGATGATGCTGTTGATGAAACGAGCTTTGGGAACACGTTACCCAACTTTGGCACGATGACCACTGGCGGCACTTCATTCATGGATGACGGGCGCACATCTACTGTCATCAGCGGGAGCGTTGGATACCGGCAAACAAGCAGCGCCCCTTGGATACAACTAACGGGCTGCATGGGGATGATATTCGATAAGGGTGATTCGTTTTCATTTAACCTGATGAGAATCGAGTTTAAGTCGTCTACGAACCACCAAATATACTTGTCGTATTTATCCAGCACACAAATTGACGTTGTTATGTCCAGCATCACGCCCTCTGTGACGGAAACCTATACCGGCACCGGCTTTAATGCCGCGCATGTTTTCTACCTCAATTACCAACTATCCGGCACGAGCTATTCGATAGAACTGTTTATTGACTTTGTAAGCCAAGGTGTTAGGACTGGAACGGTACCTGCTGCGTGGGCGATAGACGCAACGCCAGAGTTTTATGTAGGCGCTATTAGCGGATCTGGCAACGGAAATGCCCAATACGCATTCTGTACTGACTTCTGGCTTACATCTGACCACGTTGCCGAGCTTGAGCTTGCGTATAACCGGAACTTTGAGGACTACGTACCGGCGTTCCCTTGAGGTAGCGCCAGAACGCCTGCCACTCTTGCTGTGCCTTGCGCTTGGCCATTCTGTTTTCGTAGAGACTATTCACTGTCCACATAACTAAATCCATATTCAAAGAGAAGGCTTTTTTGACAGATTAAGATACAAGAAAGATGTATTCTCGCGGGGCTTCATCGCCAACAGAAACATCTTCAATGACATAGTAAAGGCTATCAACCACCTCCAAATCCCCATGCTCCGCGATAGCGGCTTGCAGTTTCTCGATTAGCTCACCGGCTTTCATGCCGACTCATTTGATTGACCTGTAATCAAGAAAAACTGTCTAAGGGCATCCCCTAAGTTCTTGATTCTACAGTGGTGCAAATCCCCAAAAATGCCAATAATTCTTAGACAGCAAAAACGCTGTAATCCTTGTGTGGCGCGGCTTGCGGGACTATTTTCCATAAAATAGGTTAAAACATGTACTGTTTGCAAGTCTTTGAATTTACTAATAGATTTTCTGCTTTTGTCTAAAATTTTAGACATTGTCTAAGAAATCCATAGATAGTTGCACAGTAGTTCTCTGTAAAGTTCACCATAAAACCAAGCATTAGACGTGCGTCCAAGTCTCAAAGTGCTGCACCTTTTCAATAGTTCGATAGTGGCACCCGAACATTTTAGCCAGCGCCTTCGCTGATTTCCCGTGCCGGTTTTCTCGTATCTGGCGCACACGATCTGGGCATAGTTTGGCATTGGGGCGGCGCTCGCCACGGCTGGCGAACTCATGCGCTCTGGATAGATATTCTTCGCGGGTCATTAGTCCATTGATCCATCGTCGCCAAAATCCATAGCAATAGTCTCTTCGTTATCCTTCATGCCGAGCGCGGCCAATTCGCAGTTTTTCACCGCTTGCCGGAAATACGAGGCTTTCAATTCTGCGCCAATTCCGCGACGACCAAGCATGACTGGGCTGTACACCTCAGACCCGACTCCCATAAAAGGAGTAAATACTATTTCCCCTGGATTGCTGTACAGCTCCACACACCGATCAATAACGTCTAGCTGTAATGGGTGGACGTGCTTCTCGTCGTCCTGTTCGCGGGAATCCTGAAACGGTAAAACCCTGTCTAGGCGAATATCGTCCCACACACTAGAGGCGTACTTTCTCCATATCCAATGGCTGTAGCGGTTTTCGGTTTGCTTGCCTGTCCATCCTCGGTAGTGAAATAAATCGGATGGAACCTGCCTTTCTCCGGCGTAATCCATCAATCCCCGATCATGCAATACTGGGACTTTGTTTGTGCCGTTTTTGGCGAACACCAGAATATAATCCGCAGAAGCAACTCCGGTGCTGGTCGAATCCTCGCAGATGGTGATATGGGCTAGATTTTTTTGCATGGTGCGCAACCGGACGGCTAGCGGCTCCTTCCATATCGCCCTACGGCCACGGAAGGAAAACCCTCGCTTTTCATGTAGGCGGATAATGTCGCCGGGGAAGTCGGTATAGGAGTCGCCTTTGCCGCTGTTGGACAATGGTACGTCCATACAATGCACAACGCTTAATCGACCCGGTTGAGTAATCCGCTCGATACCTTTAACCACAAATTCATAGTGCTGAAAAAATGCTTCGTAGTTGGAATTGTTCGATAAGTCTCGGTCATCGCTTGAGTAGTGGTACAGTCCGCCGAACGGGGGGGAGTATATCGAGAGGCCAACACTGTCCGGGGGAAGGCTGGACATAACCTCCACGCAATCGCCGTTATAGATAGCGTACTTTTCTGTTAAGACTTGATCTTTTATAGCCACGAGGGTATCTCCATTTTGGTTTTGTGGTCGTCAACTATTGCTATGCCCATTTCCTTATTCATTTCCGCGACAAGGTTTGCAAACATGGCCTCAGCCTGCCTTTGTTTTCGGTGTAGATTTTTTAAAACATCCTGCTCACCTTCAGTGGTAACAATATCTACAAAAACTTGGCGCTCCTGGCCAAACCGCCAACACCTACGAACAGACTGGTAATACTGCTCAAAGCTATGACTAGGGAATGTCAGCACTCGATTGCAGTGTTGGAAGTTCAAGCCCCATGCGCCTATCTTGGGCTTGGTTATCAGTGCGCGGTATTTGCCGGATTGAAATCCAAGTAGCTTTTCCTCTTTCTGGTCGTCGCTGTCTCTCCCGCTAACCTGTACGCAGTCCGGTATTAAGGACTCAAGAAGGTCGCCCTCTTCGTTTAGGTGGCACCAGCCTATAACAGGCTCAGAGGTATCATTGGCGAGTTCCGCCATTTTTTCACATCGGTCCTTGACGCTTCGCCTCCTTTCGTCGCGCTGCTCTTGTAGGCCAACTGCGGGCAATTCAAATAGCATTCCTTGAGCAAGCGAGGAGCATGTCACCACATGAACAGACTCTTGTAGCGGGGTTAATTCAAAATTCCCGTTATCAAAACCAAGATCAGAGGGCATACGCGCCGCCCGCGCCCAACTACAAACCCATCGCCAGAATGGGCGCTCGGCATGGCCTTTTAGTCGCCACTTAATAACCTGCCCTCTATGCCTGCCGCTGGCGCTGTTGTTCATATCGTTTTTGAAAAACTTATTCAGCATGTCCATATAGCCGAGATGACCCAAAGCCTCGGAACTGGTTCCTAGCTCGTGGTAGTCATTGGGTGCGGCGGTGGCGGTTGCCAAGAGACGGTATTTCATCTTGCGCACGAAATTGGTAATCTCTTCTTTTCTGACGCCGCTGTAGTTTTTAAGGATGCTGGATTCGTCACAGACGCACCCGACAAAATCCTCCGGTGAGTAGTGCTTTAGCCGCTCATAGTTACAGACCAGGATTCCAGTTTTGGGTAGGCTGTCTGGCGCTGACCGGCGTACAGGGATGCCGAATTTTATTCCCTCTTGGACAAATTGCGCGGCTACAGCTAGCGGGGTTAGTATCAGCACCCGCCCGCCAACTTTCTCAATAACATTCTGCGCCCATACCAGCGAAACGGGGGTTTTCCCCATGCCACAATCCGCAAAGATCGCGGCCTTGCCTTTTCTCGTAGACCATTCAACTAGGGCTTTCTGGTGAGGGAAAAGAAAGTCCGGCATATATAGCGGATCAAACCCGCTAAACGTCCTATCGTGTGTTTTTGAGATAATAAAATCCTGATAGCCGGAATTCATAGCGCCGCCTGTTTCGGTAACAATAGGGATTTGTGCTAACATGCTTGCAGTCATTGGGCTACCTCACATAGCTCGTTTGATTAGGGGGCGGTAGCGCAAACTACCGCTACCCGACTATAACACAATCGCAATAGCAGTCCATAACTCCGCCGGCTCCACTACTATCAATTTCCGGTTAATGGTAATGCTTCAAGTTACTTATGTTTTGATATTACGTTGTCTAACGATTTTGCTTTTTTCGATTGCTTCTCTTTCACATACCGCTTCCACATTCTCCGCACTCTCACCATAGCCCACTGCCAGCCCATTGCAGTAGCGCCTACACCAACTACTGCCAGCAGTAGCAGGGCTATAAATTCAATTGCGTAGTGGCTGGTATCAGAACGGAATATCGTCGTCGAATGGTGCGCCGCTTTCAGGCTCTCGATCTGCTGCCTTTTGCTGTGGCGCTTGCTGTCGCTTCTCGCCCAACAACGTTACATCGCGTACATTCAATTCCAGCGACGACCGCTTAACACCTTCCTTGTCGTCCCATTCCCGCAAAGTTATCTCGCCGGTAACGCCAATCCTGTCGCCCTTGATAATGAAGGGCGCTATCTTCTCGGCGCGGTCGCCCCAAATGTTGCAGCGTAGCCAGGTTGTCGCCTTGTTCTGCCCGTAGCCGCTGGTGATTGCTAGAGAGAATTGAGCAACCGGAGTGCCGTTTTTTGTGGAGCGTAGTTCGGCATTGCTGCCACAGTTCCCAATGCCGCTAAAGTTATTCATGCTGTTTGCCTCAGTAAGAAATTGAAACGGCAGGCACATTGCCCTGCGCAATTGCGACGACCACGGCCTTTGTTTGCTCTAGCGTCAGTTCGCAGTTATTGACCAGCGCAGCAACGGCGGCGTTGTTAATCGCGGCGCAATGCGTTTTGTTGGCCTCCCGTTTTTCGGTGGCCAGCCGCTCACGCTCGATAGCCGCAAGACGGTCACGCTCCACGCGCACAGCTTCGGCCTTAGCTGCGGCCTCAGCCTTGGCAACTGCCTCGGCCTTTTCGCGTTCGGCGCGTTCGGCGGCTTCCTTCGCCTGTTTCTTGGCGCGCTCTGCGGTCTCGCGGGCCGTCTGCTCGGCTTTTTCTCTGGCTAGCCGTTCGCGCTCGGTAGCAGCTTCGGCCTCCTGCTGTGCTTTCGTAGCGGCTTCCTCGGCTTCCCGTTTTGCGTTGGCGGCAGCTTCGGCGGCGATCTGTTTCTCGCGCTCTAGGCGGGCCTGTTCCTCGGCAGCGATCCTGGCCTGCTCAGCCTCCGCAGCGGCTTTCTCCTGCGCCTCCAAACCCAACAGCATAGGTTCCAGCACTTGCAAGGACTGTTCTTTGTTGAGCGCTGCAAGGGCCTGCTGTTCGCCGTAGGAGTCGTCAATCACCGTTGCTTTCAGTTGAGCAACGCGATCACGCACAACAGAAATCGTGGGCGGTGTTTCAAACTTGGCCAGATACGCTAATTGCATGGCCTTGTTAAGCAGGGCGTCCGCAACGGCTTTAATCGCGGCCTCGTGCTCCTGTATCTGCGATTTGATGCCATCCTGAATAGACAGCAGCCCGTCTTTAATCCGCTTGCGCTCGCCGTCCAGCAAATCGACCTGCGCTTTCAGCGGGGCTTTTACTGCTGAGTGAACGCGGTCCAGTTCAGCTATCTTTTTGCCGATGGAAAGCTTGTCGGATCGCGCCTGCTTTTCCTGCTCCGGCACGGCCAAGTCGTAGACCACGTTTTCATAACGGGCCTTGTACTCGGCAAGGTCGGATTCAAACTGATTGAATTCAACAATTGCTGTTGAGGACTTGGTTTCAATTCTGGCTGCTGCTGTGCTCATACTGGTTCCCTCGGTCCGTGATATGCCTCGTAGAAGGCGTTGGTTTTCATAATCTTGCGTTCCTCAGTGGAGAAAATGCCGCCCTTGGTTGTAGCCACCCACAAAGCCCGCTGCTCGCTTTCTTCCAATTCGCTCCACGCCTCGCAAGCGCCGCTGAGTTCGTTAAGCGCAATGCCTTCCTTGATGGCCAAGATAGTCGGGAGATGCGCGCGCACCATGTCGTTGTGCTTTAGCAGGCGTTCCAGCATTTTGATTGGCGCATTTTCAGGATCAGCAGCATTGCCGTCATCGTCTTCCGTTTTAACCGCCACATTGAACACCATGCACACTAGGTAACGCCTGCCGTAGCTCATGGTTGAGCCGAACCCATGAATACCCGTCTTGTTGACTGAGCCTTGAATTCCCGTAATGTCGCTTGGCAGGTCGGCGTGGTATCGTTTGGAATGGCCTGCGGAATGGGTTAGTTCGCACTCAACCCTGTAATAGTTCTCGGTCGGGCAGTCTGCGGTCCCGAACGAAAGCGCGAAACCGTGCCTTGTCCATATAGGGGAAAGCTGCTCAATGATATTTTCCAGCACCGCATATTTGCTGTTTGTTTGCTTGTTATGGGCGGTCCTGACTACCGGCTCCATTTCATTCTGCGCCCTAGCCATCGCAGCGTTGAATTCAATCTCAGCGCCGCGATTGAACATTTCCAATTTCATATCCATGACCGCGCGGAGCTTTTCCACGTCGATATTTGGGTTTAGCGCTACCTGCTGGATCATGTCCAACATGGCTTGGTTCTCATTGCCTGCCACTGCTGGCGCGTTGTTGGGTACCGATTGTCCCGGCTCTACTGTTGCTACTTGTTTTGCTGGCTGGTTCATGCGATTTTCCTTTTAGCCTGGTTAAAATGCGGATAGCTCTTGTAGTCCTGAGCGTCGATCAAAAGCCGCTCCTCCAGCTGCTCAACTTCGGTAATCAGCATGGAGTCGAGAATGTCGATACCACCGGCAATGACGCTGGTGACCTCGACGGACTCAGGGACATTGATACGCGGCTCGCTGGGTTGGTAATCTGCCTCTACCAGTACGCTGTCGTAATACACACCACCAACATCTGCGTAAGTGCTAATGGGGTTTTTGAAGTAGTTGCGGAGTAAGTTCATATCAGCCACCAACCAGCGTTCTAAAAACTAGCGTTAGGATCATCATCGCCATCATCCCGGCCACAAAACTCATTACCCCGACTTGACCCGCGCTCAGCGCTTCCGGCTTATCGTCATGCCGGTCGCCGGTGTAGCCGGGGCTGCGTAGTGGTTTGAAATCTTGGAGTGCGTTCATGCGGCCTCCGTTATTAACTTGAAGGTGGCTTTTTTGTGGCAGTTTATTTTTACAGAGCCGACCGTCACGGAAAGCTCGATCGACTCTATCGCCGGAAGCTCTTTGGCAACAACGCCCGGATTGTCGGCGTATAGACGATCAAATAACTCTGGGAGTATGTGGACGCTCGTGCCGAGAGTGCTGGCGGTAATGAAGCAGTACCCGGTTGTTTGATCGAGTTCTGCTACCAGCGCCACAAGCCGCTCCGTAAGCACCTTCATTTGCTCTGTATTCATCGCCGCGCTCTCCTGTCGTGTTCATCCTGTACGGACTGCATGGAAGATTCCTCTACCTCGACTTTCTGGCCATCGAACCAGACCTCGGGAAAATCCTCGTCAGCATCCACAGTGCAGAGATCATCCATATCAACGGTAAGAATGATTCGGGCTTTCTTGCGAGTGAAAGCAGAGGGGTAGCAGATACCGGCGAATAGTTGGGTAAGGCCGTTCATGCTGCCTCCTGGGATTCATCTGCTTTCGGCGTCCACAATTCAACGTGAACATCAATCAGTGCGA